TCATTTATACATGGTTTCTATATATTGGTCTGCTTCTTTGCGAATATCATCTGTGTAATGAATATAGGTAGCTGCTACGGTAGCGACATTATCCCCTAAAACAGCCGCAACAAGATTAATATCCTTTGATTTTGATAAAAGCATGGTGGCAAAGGTGTGTCGCAGGGTATGAACGGAAATTCCCTGTTTTAATTTACGCAGCTGCCTATTCATGAGAGCATGTGTACTTGGTGTTGTCGGGATAACGCGCCCGTCAATAGCTACAGGGGTATTCAGTTTCCACGTATTTAACCTGGCTGCCAATTTCGTATTCATATGTATAGTTCGGTTTCCGTTTCGTGATTTTACGGCTTTAAATCCACGTTTTTCGGGAGATATCCAGTTATACTGTTTATCTATGGTGATTGTTTGTCTGGTGAAATTGATATTATTCCATGTCAATCCGGCTATTTCTCCATATCTCATGCCGGTATTCAGAGCAATGAAAGCGATCATGTAAAAAATGGATGTATCACTTAATGCGTCAAGCAGTTGCAATGATTCTTTTTCTGTCAGTGCTTTTACCCGGTGGGGCGTCTTATCTTTCACCTGTGTGACACTGTCTGCCGGATTTGCTGTAATAATTTTATACGGATTGATGGCATAGTTAAAGATGGCACGAATCTGGGCGAAACGATTCTTTCTTGTACCACTGCTGAATCGCGCCATATCTTGATAGACATTGATCACATCTCCGGCGGTGATCTCCCGTATTTGTTTATTGCTCAGGGTAGGAATGCTGCGGAGCATAAAGAAATAGTTCCTTTTTGTGCTATATTCTAAAGAGGATCCTTTATCCCGCAAGTATATATTCTGTGTGAAACTTTTAAAGGTAATATCCGCAAGTTCCGGATCTGCTCCGCAGGCGGCATCTTCTTTGGCAGCGGCTAATAATTTATCTTGGTATTGTTTGGCTTCCCGCAAGGTTTTAAATCCCTGTTTGGTTTTCTGTTTCCATTTACTGTTCACTTTGTATGACAGAATAAGGCAAATACTGCCGTTCTTCTCACGCGTCGAAAATGAATATTCCATAATAAAAATCAGCTCTTTTTCTGAAATAGGGCTGATTGTGCTATAATTATAGAGTAATCAGCCTGTGGTAGGGTTGTTACAACTTGCCGGAATGATACCCTATATCGTTCCGGTTCCCGTCGTCATATTTGCGGTATGGCGGCGGGATTTTATAATTGAATAAAAAATAGGGATGGTATCTGTAACGAAACCATCCCCGCAAAACGGAAAACCGTTTTTTGTTCTGGAATCATTATAGAAATAATGAAGTGTTTTGTAAAGAAATAGCTTATGGATTACATCTTTTGCAGGGAACGTATCCTGCGTTTATCGCTTCATCACGCGTATCGAAATAGACTTTGTTACGATCTTTCATCTGGTAGACACTACTGCAATAGTCTTCATGGAATTTGTAGCTGCGACAATTTCCTATATAAGCGTCTGCTACACAGGAAATAGAGACGGACAGAAGTGTTGCTGCTGCAAGGGTAAGAATAGATTTTTTGAACATTTTTAAGCCTTCTTTCTGAAAAAATCAAAAAATGCGATATGTATGATTATGTTGTCTTTTTCTCGTTTTTTCTCTCTTCAGCTTTTATCAGTTGTTTTTGGACTATCTTGGCAAGTTTCCGGAGATCTTCTTCTGCCGGTGGTGGAGCATTGGGATCTAAAGGATTACACATGAAGCCTGTCATATTTTTCATGATGTAGTCCAGATCGTCAAGTCTAGGGTCATGTTTTGGCATTGGGGTACCTTCTTTCTGTAATTTTGTTACCAACCTATAAATCTAATAAAACGAACAAAAAGAGAAATGTATATGGGGGCGAATAATAAAAATATAATTATTCGAATGTTTCTTGCAATAAAGAAATGATCTTCGAAATAAATTTGTGGATGGAGAGGAGAGAGATGAAAAATATTATATTTAATATTTTTCTCTTGGAGAACTGCGGCGGCGTCAACTTTTTTTTGTGTATTAGTGACTCCATAACGAGATGTAAGGTAGGCTTGCTGTTTAGTCAAAATCGAAAAAATTTGTCTTTGTCGTTTTTCCGGCAATGAATGAACATATTCATATCCTGTTATATAGTCTTGATATTCATAATTATTTGCCCACATACTGGGGGCAGAATAAATTAAAATGACAGAAATAAAAGTTGTCCATAAAAAACGAGGAACAAAATATTCTGTAGGAAGAATACTTTTAAAAGATAGATATCGTTCAATCGTATTATCCCATCCCTTTTCACCTAATAAAAAAACCAGTGGATACATCGAAAAGATTATGAAAAGTGTAAATTCGAATGTCATTGAAGTATCCCTCATTCCAGTCGTCCAATTAAAATATCATATGCATATTTTCTGGCTTCTTCCTTACCGTATTTCTCTTCTGCCACTTTAACTAATACGAGTAAAGCACATATATTAATCTTTGAAGCAATAGATTTTATTGAATGCTCCAATTCCGATGAAATGAATTTTCCGTAAATTGTAGATTCTTCTAAAATGAGGTCGGATAAATATTTACCCTCTTTTGTGTAAATATCTGAAAGTGCATACCCCGGATATTGTTTTCTTATTTCTGCATAGAGGATCCTTAATGGATACCAGTCATCTGGTAGGCGATTTTCTTTTTTTGCGTTCTCTATTTCTCTTTTTATTATTTTTGAATAAAGTTTTCTTCCGATACGATTTAATGACCTTCGCGGATTTCCCTTTTCCGATAAACGCGCATAAATCCAAGACAGAATGAATAGGAAAACAATCCCTCCGCAAAAATATAAAACATATTGCACGGTAATATCAGCCCTCTTTCATCAATACTTTATTTTTCCTAATACAGCGACCGCAAGTCCCAGAATACGGCATTCTTCACAGGTTTCAGGACTGCATATAATAGGTTTGTAAGCAGGGTTTTCTGCATTCAGCTGTAGAAAGCCATTCATATGATAAATGCGTTTTAATGTAGCACTGTCGTTTATTAAAACGGCAGCTATTTGTCCATCATCTACATCGGACTGCTGACGTATAAAAACAATATCGCCATCGTTTATCTGGGCATTTATCATACTGTCACCTTTGATTTTCAAGGCAAAGTCAGCATGCAATTTATCATCGGCTGGCAAGAATTCTTCTATATGTTCATCTGCATAGATAGGTTCTCCTGCCGCGATTTCTCCGAAGAGAGGAATTTTTTTCTTTGCAATCGGCACATAATTTGACAGCTTTTGATATTGTGGGATCTCCTCCCACCCCGTAAGATACGATGCAGGGACATCTAATGCGAGTGCGATCTTTTTTATAATGTCTATTCCTACTGTTTTTATTTGACCATCTTCATAGCGCTTTGTGTTGCTCTCGCTAAGCCCGATATGTTCCCCGAGCTCCTTTAATGTCATTTTTCTGGATTTCCGCATTTCTTTTATTCGGGATCCCACATGCTTGTTGTATTGCAGTTCATTCACTTAACTCACCTCGATTCTGTTAAAATGATACAATAATTTTGTACAAGATACAAGTATATATTTTATTTGGACAAAAAACTTGTATCTGATGCTTGACAATATTTTCCGAATAAGTATAATTAGGATAGAAAAAACTTGTATATCGTACAAGTTAAAAAGAAAGGGGGTGCATCAAAGTGGAAATGCTTAAATTAAAAGGAGCTGTGGTAGCAAATAAAAAGAATTACAAAGAGTGTGCCGATTGTCTATCTATTTCCGTGAATTCGTTTAGTGATAAAATTAACGGAAAAAGACCTTTTTCATGCTGGGAAGCCACGAAGCTTAAGCGTTTTTTATGTTTGAGTAATGAAGAGAGCATAAGTATTTTTTTGTCCTAAAACTTGCATGATATGCAAGATAAGCGCATGAAAGGAGGTGATCAAAATGGAAAAGAAACTGGAAGTCTGCATAGAGGCGTCTGTCAATACATATGACGACATCAGGGAAATTGTGAAGCTGGCATCTGAAATACAAAAAGAGTACAGCTGTCACTGCACTCTTAATGTAAATACAGACGAATGCTTCAAGTTAAGTGATGGAAGAGCCTAAATGCTGATGAATCCAATCCCATGTTTTTTGTGGTAACCATCCGGAATAATTTCGTGTGACTTCCATGATTACGAAAAGATCATTGTTGTCAGTACATTTCCTGATTGTCTCTTGTATTGTAGACGCGGAATAAGAACTGTCAATGAGCCAAGTGGAATCAAGGTAATGACACCATGATGTACTACAGCTTTTAATCGCATTATACAGGCGGTTATAATCTTGTCCGGATTTATTCAAATCATAGGAAATAATGTATATCATTGTAGTTCACCTCCTTTCTGCCAACATTATAACAGAGTGAGCAGAAAGTGATTCACAACAACCTACCACAGAATTTATAGAAAGGAGCGAAAATGGAACGAAGAACGTATACTGTCGCTGAAACCGCTGAAATTCTCGGCGTATCAACGGATGTCGTCTACCGCATGAAAAATGACGGCATCCTCCCGGCGGTAAAAAATTTATCGGCCATCCGGTTTTTGAAGCGTGATGTACTGGCAATGGTTGGAGAGAAGCCGGACGATTTCCGCCCTTCCGCATTACGAAGACTTAAGAATGAATTGTCTCTTGAAAAACAGGAGAATGCGCGACTGCGAGGCGTTATTCGCCAGATTTGTATAGCTGCTAATACGGCAGCAGTGCAGGAGGGATTATGAACAAGCCACTAATTTTCACCGCGGCGCTAATGTCAGCCGCACTGGTAGCAGGTGCCGCGGTAGATGCAGCCGGGGATATTGATTGTAGTAAGAGTGAAGGAGGCGCGGAATGGATGACAGACAATTTACCGTAACACTGGCTAAAGAAGATTGGAACATAGTGCTGAAGATATTAGAAATATGTAAAGAAACATACCGGTATTTGTGGGGACACGAAATCGAATGCATTATCCGCGAAATAAAGTCAGATTTAGATAGTCAAGGTTTTTAAAAGTAGAGGAGTTAGAAATGGATAACACAGAAAAGTTTGGACAGGTAGTCAAATATTTAATCCGCAGGTATAAGGAAGAGTCGAATATTTATGCGGAGTTGGGTAAAAAAGGCGACATGATAAACGCAGCTAAAGCGAGTGTACGTTTAGAAATTTTCTGGGAAATAATTCTTTTTATTAACAAGTTGGATATTGCGGAGGCGAGAAATCAGTGAATGCAGAAGAACCACAAGAAGTTACAGGTAAAGAACTACGTGAATTTATAAGAAATTGGTGCGATAACGCTCCGGGCGCAAGGAAAAACAAGTGCCGTATTTTTGCAAAACTATATCCGTTATATATGGCAGTAGATAACACAACTGGACATTGCTTGATAAAACGCTTTGGAACTCGACGAGAGGCCGTTATATGGCTGGCAATAAAAAAGCCGACTGATGTTCGCAGCATCAATCGGCAGGCGGAAAAGAATCGCTAAGACTTTCCGCCTCTATTGTAACAAAAACAGGAGGAAGAAACAAATGGACAAAGATTTACAGACGGCAACAAAAGAATTATGTGAGATCTTGGAACCGATGAATATAAAGATTGAAAAATGGCTGTTAAAACAAAAAAAGCATCTTCTCGTGTCTAATGGAAAACCTACTAACTTAGGACTATTAGCAGGAAACGTCTATGCGGTTTATATCCTTATTGACGATTTACTGGGGAATGCAGATGAAACGTGAAGTCTTTGATGCCTTGAAAATAGGAACGAAAATCAGAGAGCCGAGAGGGCGTGAGGCTCCACCAATCAATGGAATATTGGCCGATAAAGTCGGAGAAACGGCTTTAATGAGAACGGGGTATACTCCCGGCGGAAAACCAATCCTGCGGTGGGTACATTATGCAAAACTGAAAAAGGAGATATAACAATGGACGAAAAAGAAGTAAAAACGATAGATGCTGAAGCAGAAGTAACAGAACTCCAGATTGTCGAGCCGCAAATTCTTTCTGCGGATATCAATGTAACGACAAATTTCGAGGATGTAAAAAAGAACCTGCAGACGATCACGGAAAAGTACAAGGGACTGGTCGTCACTGACCAGAACCAAAAGGATATGGAGAAAACACTACGGGAAGTGGTATCTCTCCGAACAAGCATTCAGAAATTTGAAGTCAACGGGAAACGGAAGCTCCGCAAACCTGTTGATCAGTTTGCAGAGGCCTGTAAAGAACTTTTAAAAATTGTAAACGAAGCGGAACGACCGCTCCGGGAGCAGTTGGACGCTTACGAAGCGAGGCGGCAGGAAGGCGTAACAAAAGTTATCTTGCACAAGTATGAAGAAATGGCACTTGATGCAGGAATCCGTGAAGAGTTCCGCTCTTGTGATATTCTGTCCAAATGGATGAATAAGACGGCAAAGTTGAAGGACACCTATGAAGATATCGCGCGCTTAGTATCCGAACAAACAGCCATGCAGAAACAGCATGATGATCTCAAAGAACTCCGCAATTCCCGCCGTGAGCTGGCACTTCTACAGATAGAGAAAGCCAATAGAGCCTATGCTTTGGCGACGCCCATTACGGAAGATTTCCTGACAGACGAGCTGCTGGACACATCAGCCGAAATCATTAAAAACACAATCAATGAGGAAGCGCTGCGCCGCCATGAGATGGATGAGAATGCAAGGCAGGTATCCTCGCCCGCTGTTTCAGCTCCACCGCCGGCGGCCAAGCCTCCTGTGGTACCGATACCGCAGGTTGAACCCGGCGTGTCATGGCCTAAGGTAATAACGGTCACAATTGCACTTAACAGTTCATTTGACTATCAGGCAGTAGAAAACGTATTAAGCAGTCTTCCGCCGCAGATTCGATGGAATTCCGATATAAAGGAGATATAACCATGGCAATTGAATTTAAAAAAGCACATCGATCCAAAGCTAAGCTCAGGCTGGCTATTGCGGGTCCGTCAGGGGCGGGGAAAACATATTCGGCACTTCTGATTGCATCAGGTATTGTTCCTTTGGAAAAGGTGGCTGTTATTGACACAGAATCAGGATCTGCAGATTTGTATGCAGATTTAGGCGGATATTCCACGGTGACGATTAATCCGCCGTATAGCCCTCAGAAATATATTGAATCAATCCACGCGGCAGAAGCGGCAGGATTCGAATTAATTATTATTGACAGCCTGTCACACGCATGGAGTGGAGAAGGGGGCCTGCTTGACCAGCAGGGGAAAGCGGCAGACAGCAAGTACAGAGGAAACAGCTGGGCGGCATGGCGTGAAATTACGCCGCTTCACAATCAGTTGGTAGAAACCATGCTGCATACACCGCTCCATGTCATTGTCACGATGCGGAGCAAGACAGAGTATGTGCAGACAGAAGTGAACGGACGAAAGAAAATCGAAAAGGTCGGTATGGCGCCAATCCAGCGTGACGGAATCGAGTATGAGTTCACCACTGTATTTGATTTGTCGCAGAATCACACGGCGACGGTCAGCAAAGACAGGACAAAGCTGTTCGATGGGCAGTATTTTACGCCTACGGCTGATTGCGGCAAGGCACTCCTGCAGTGGCTTAATGCAGGTGCTCCGGTTGAAAAACCCACGCCTGTTATCCGTCAGGCCGCAACGCCGGTAGTTAATCAAATGCCTGTAAGCCCTGCCGCCGGCAAACCGCAAGACAAAACACACCGCCAGCGTTTGGAGAGAATTTGGGCACAGATCGGCTGGGACAAAACACAGCCGCTGGATACTTACATGACTGCCAGGATGCAGGGACAGCGCGGGGCTGCGGCGACAGTCAATGACGCAACAGACGCTGACTGGCTTGCCATGGACAGAGAGATTACAAAATACTTGATTGATCAGGGACAGACAAAAATTGCCGAACCTCTCCCAGGTGAACCGCTTTTAGGAAAAGATGAAATCCCGTTTTAAGAAAGGAGAAAAATTATGATTACAGCAACACTTTACGGCAGACTTGCCCGGGATCCGGAACAAATACAGCCATCCAACGGAGGAGAATTGTATGTACGGTTCTCCATGGCGGTAGAAACAGGCCGCAAAGATCAGGAAGGGAACCGTATTGCCCAATTTATCAACATCTCTGTTTTTGGGAAACAGGGCGATGTCATTCGACAGTATTTTCATAAAGGTAACCGTATTGTCTGCCATGTCCGAAATCTTGAGACCCGGGCGTATGCGGACCAGTCTGGGCAACCGCGTGCCAGCCTGCAGGCAGTTTTGGCGGGAATCGAATTTGTAGAAACAAGGGCAGATCAGGAGCAACAGGGGGAGAACAGCGGCTCTTTTGCGCGATTTGGTACACCGCAGACGCAGGTAGCTCCTGCTTACGGTACACCTATGGGATCCACTCCCTCCCCACAAGCGCTTCCGGGCATGCAGACAGAGGGGACAATTCCCGCCCCGTGGGATAGGTAAAGGGGGTATCAATTAATGGAAGAAACAAGAAATTCTCTTCCGACGCTGGAATGTGGGATGGCCTATTTGGCTCATCCCTACTCTCCAATTGTTGAAAATTTGAAAGTATTTACAGGAGAGATTAAGGAATCCAATGCGGAAGAAACGGGAGATATTGCTTATAAAATAATGAGCAAATATCCCAACCTGACGGTTCTTTCCCCGCTCCATGCTTATTCATTCTTGGAAGGGAAAGATTTGGAAGAAACGGATATTCTCCGGTACGATTTTAGACTTCTCAACAACTGCACTCTCCTGATTCTGTCCGGGTACTGGCGGCATAGCCGCGGCTGCATGTCCGAATACGGTTATGCAAAAGCAAAAGGAATCCGTATTTACGAATACAGAGACGGGCTGTTGTATCCGCTGGAATAATGCCGGGTACATGAAAGGGGTGATAACGTGGGGCGCCAACTTAAACAGGGGTTGGATTATCTCACACTTGATGTTGATTTCTTCGAAAGCGTAAAGGTCCGGAAAATCAGAAAGGACTGTGGCAATCAATCAATACCAATACTGATCGCGTTACTCTGCAATATTTTTCGAGAAGAGGGATATTATGTGGGGTACGATAACGATCTGACATTCCTCATAGCTGAGCAATTCGGCGTGAGCGAGGGTGCAGTAGAGGATACCGTCCAAAAAGCGGTTTTAGTTGAGTTTTTTGATAGCCACATGTTTCATACCTATGGGATCCTCACTTCACACGGTATTCAGCAGCGTTACTTTGATGCAGTAACCCGCTTGAAAAGAAAATCGGTGAAGGTCATAGGGAAATTTCTATGCAAAAATATTTCCCCTGGAATAAATACCGATTTCCTCAGTGGAAAATCGAATAACCACTGGAATAAATCCGACAAGGTAGAGGAAGAGGTAGAGGTAGAGGAAGAGGTAGAGGAAGAGGTAGAGGCGCCTTCTCCAAAAACTGAAATCATCAAAACATTCTCTTCTTCTACTCCTGAAATGGAGAAATCAATCAAAAAGTGGATAGACATGAGAGAAAAGCGGAAAGCTCTTGTATCGCCGACGGCTCTGAAGAAGAACCTTACACAACTCAAGAAATTGTCCGGCGGGAACATAGAGGATGCGATCCTTATTGTAGAGCAGTCGATAGAGAAACAATGGCTCGGATTCTGGCCGCTCAAAAGACCAAAGCAGAAAAAAGCGGGAGGAAGCTACGGACATATTGCTTCTCCGGAAGAGTGGAAAGATATTAAAGATGGGTGGTGACAATGGAACGGATCGGACAGGATATGGATGCTCTCCAGAAAAAAATGGAGACATTTATCAAAAACAATGGCCGCTTAAATGAGCAAAACGAAAAGACGGAAGCGGAAGAGGCGGCAGAAGAAAGAAAAAAATGGACGAATAGGCTGTATAAAGCCGGGATAGGCAGGCGGTACCATGCATGCACGTTTCAGACCATTGAAAGAAAAGGCTTGCCGGATTCCAAACTGCTGAGAAGCCATTATGCGATCGCGAAAGATTATGCTAAGAATTTCAAGGCACATAAGGCCAAAGGACAAGGGCTTATCTTTGCCGGACCGGTAGGACGCATGAAGACCACAATGGCGGTGGCCATAGCGCAGGAGATTATGAAAGATTATAACCGGGCGTATTTCATCACGATGCCGGAGCTAATGGACAGTCTTCTGCAGAATAATCTTTCGCAAGAAGTCCGGACGCGCACAAAAGAAACGGACTTACTGATTCTTGATGACATGGGAGCGGAGTATCAGAATGACTGGGTATTGAACGCGGTCGATGCAATTATATCTAAACGGTACAATGAACTTCTGCCGGTAATTATTACGACGAATAAGACGCCGGAAGAGATGAATCAGAGGTATATGTCACGGATTTTTGACAGGTTGAAACATGCGAACAGGTTACTTATAGAAGCAGGAGAAAGCCTGCGGAAAAATGAGGTTTGAGAAAGGAGCAATAAAATGGGAAATAATCGATTTATGGTCGTATCGGAGGAAAAAGGAATCATAGCAATGAATCCGTCGTACGTTGAACAAAAAGAAAAAAATCTTATCATCTACATGCCAGGGACGTACAAACAGCTTGAGCTGGAATACGAAACAGAAGAAAACGCAAGAATTGCTTTTGCTGAAATAGAGAGCGCTTATGAATCAGGGAGAATAGACGTTTATATCTAAAAAGGAGGAATGGATCATGACGTTAGAAGTAGCGATTGAAGTATTAAAAGAATTTCTAAGCGGTCTATCTGATAGTACATACTGGATTCCGACCGGAAAAACAGCTGAAGAAGAAAAAATATTTAACGATAGGGTTTGGATGGCATTAGTTGAGGTCATTAGAGCGCTTGATTCGAAGAAAAGCAAAGGAGAATGACATGATAAACATGAACGATTGCAAGATTTGCGGAAACCTTATGATTATTTACCGTTTTAAGGAGGAAGAGAAATGGATACAGCGTTGGATGCAGCAAGTGTCGTATTGTTTATTGTCCTGATCATGTACGCAGCCATCAAGCTTGACGAAGCGGCAAGAAAGCTGCGCAGCGAGGAAGAGCGGATTTACAGGGAGAGGCGAGAAAAATGAAACAGGGATTTGAAAAGGCAAAAGGATATGAATTTGTAAACTTGCCGCAAAAAAATAAAAGATCACCGGCAGGATATAACATTGAAAGCGCTGTTGATGTTGTAATCGAGCCGGGAGAAACGAAGGAAATCGAGACGGGACTAAAAGTCAATATAAGTGGAGATAAACGGCTGGGCATTTATATAAACTCAATCCTTGCTTTCGATCATGGACTTATATTAACAGATTGTGTAGGAGTTGCTGATAATGAAGAGCATATCGTTGTGACAATCAGAAATATATTAGAAGTGCCTTATAGAATCAGAAAAGGAGACAGGATTGCGCAAGGAATATTTTATGATAGCGAAGAACTAAATGAGATAAAAGAGCGTATTTATAAAGACGGGTGGGGAAGAAAATGAATAACTTGATCACCATCGAAAACGTAAAAGGATATTTAGACCCGGTCACCGGGACGGCATATCTCAACGCAGAGGATGTAGCACGAGGCTTCGGATTTACGACCGTTGCCAAAAGTGGCAACGCGGTAATTCGGTGGGCGAGGGTCAATCGCTACTTATCCGAGTTTGGTCTTTCCAAAGAAATCGGCAGGGATGATTACATCCCGGAAAATATGGTGTATAGGCTCGGATTTAGAGCGAGCAACGGAACGGCAAAGAGGTTCCAAGCGAAACTTGCCGACGAAGTTATTCCGGCGATCCGCAAAACGGGAATGTATATGACGGATGGGGCTGTACAAAATATTCTGAATAATCCAACGGCTTTTATCGAGATTCTCACGGAGTATAAAAAGGTTCAAGACGAAAATAAAAGTCTTGCTGTGCAGAACGCTCGACAGAAACAGCTCATCGGTGAGCTAAAGCCGAAGGCGGACTACAAGGATCTTATTTTGAAGAACAGATCGCTTGTCACGATTACGCAAATTGCTAAGGACTATGGCATGAGCGGTCAGGCGATGAACAAAATTCTTCATAGCCTCGGTATTATTTATAATCAGTCCGGACAGTGGCTGCTATACAGTAGACACCAAGCAAGAGGCTATACTCACAGCGAGACGGTGAGTATTACGCATGCTGACGGACGGGAAGCCGTGAAGATGAATACAAAATGGACGCAAAAGGGCCGTCTATTCTTGTATGACACGCTGAAGAAAGAGGATATTGTTCCGGTTATCGAGAGAGGAGCATGAAGTGAAACTTTACAGTGACAGAGGGGATAAATATTATCTTTTCGGACAGTTTGAACTATATCTGATGCTTATACAGTGCGTTCTTATCGGAATATTAGTAGCGCTGACATACGTTTTGATTCGATTAGGCGGTGGAGTATGAAGCTCATAATACCTGGGCGCCTTCCCTGCATGAATGACTTGATTGCTGCCAACCGGCTGAACAAGTACGCCGGAGCGGGTGTGAAGAAGAAAACGCAGAGACAAATTATTCTGATATTGCGGCCGCAGGTAAAAGGGCGAAAGTTTACCGAAAAAGTGAATATCCGTATCGAATATTACGAAAAAGACATGCGCCGGGATGAGGATAACGTGATGAGTGCGGCAAAGTTTATACTTGATGCGCTGCAGGACATGGAGTTTATCCTGAATGACAGCCGGAAGTATGTGCACTTGACGCAGGAAGTTTTTACCGATCGGGATAATCCGAGGATTGAGATTGAGGTGAATGAAGCATGAAAATTCTTGACGCATGCTGTGGCGGAAAAATATTTTGGTATGAAAAGGATTTGGATTTTGTGGATTTTCAGGACAATCGGGAGCTGCAAACGGAGTTATGCGACGGACGGATATTCAGTGTAGAGCCTGATTTTATCGGGGATATTACTCAGATGGATATACCCGATAAAAATTATGACATGGTAGTATTTGACCCGCCGCACTTGAAAAATGGCGGAGATACGGGGTGGATCATTCTAAAGTACGGAAGGTTGCCGTCCGAATGGCTTCCGTGGATAGAACGAGCTTTTAAAGAATGTTTCCGTGTTCTGAGAAATGACGGAGTGCTTGTCTTTAAATGGAATAGTGAACAGATACCATTTGCGGAGGTGGTCAAATTATCGCCGTATAAGCCGATTTTTGGGGATAAAAGATCGAAAACAAGATGGACTGTGTTTGTAAAAAATTCTGTGTTAAAGAAAAGAGAGAAAATATGAAAACACTAAAAGAAGAAGTAATGGAATTGCTGATGAAAAGAATTGGCGTTGCAGAAAATGAAGAGTTTGAAGCTCGACTTGCAAATGGAGAATGCGAGGTCAATAAGTTTTGTAACGGAGAACTGCTTACAAAATTTAGTAAAGAATGGCGTGATGATTCAAAATGGGCGGTTTTTGTAAAATATTTCGATGTTTATGAATTTAAAGTAATTCCGTTCAAGCCGAAAAAAAATGAGGGGTATTGGTTTATAGACGCATATGGAAATTTATGCTTTACACAATTTAGTAGTCTGATAACATTTAATACTCTTAATAGAGCAATAGGCAACTGCTTTAGAACAAAAGAATCGGCGAAAGCACACAAAGAAGAAATTTTAAAAATACTGAAGGGAGAAGATGATGAATAACGGAATGCGACCAGGCATTTTTCATAACCCGGATCCGACATATGAAAAAACGGCAGTTAAATTGCATTTTGAATCAAAACGGGTACGTAATGATATCGAAACGTTTTTTGAAGAGATTCGACGCTGCAGAAAGCATATTGACTCTTTGAATCAATACCGCCAGCAGTGCGAGATGGATATGATCTCACTCAGAGGATGTAGATACGATAAAGAGCCTGTGGATGGCGGCTCTCCATCCGATTTGTCAGACATCGTGATTGCTTTCAAAGAGAAGATGGCAAAATCAGAAGAACTGCGGATAAAAGAGCTAAATCGATACGGTGACATGATCACAAGAGGGTTCCGGCTGCTTGCGTTACTGTCAGATCCAGAGCAGAAGTCTATCATGATTGATAGATATTTTATGAATATTTTGTGGGAAAAAATCGCACAAGAACATCATTATGCAAGAACATATTGTTATGATTTGAAAAATAAAGCTTTTCGAGAAATCTCAAAGAAAGCAAAACCTGACAAAATCTGACATTTAAATGTGGTATTATGTTAGTGTGAAAGTAGAATGATACTTCCTCTTTGATTTTAGAAAAGCACGCGTCAATTCTCCCCGACGTGTGCTTTTCGTTTGTTATGTTGCTTTAAGGTGGTGATTAATGTGGGCGCAAAAGGCAAGTATGCAAAGTGGCTTCTTCCGGATAATCTTTTGCGCTTGCAGGCATGGGCGCGAGACGGTTTAAGTAATGAACAGATTGCGCATAATATTGGCATTAATCAAGATACGTTATATACATGGATTAAGAAGTTTCCCGAATTTTCCGAGGCTTTATCGCGCGGAAAGGAAGTTGTCGACATTGAAGTTGAGAACGCATTGCTGAAACGCGCTAAAGGCTATGACTATATAGAGACTACATCGGAGCTGATTGCGGATAAAAATGCAAAAAATAAAGCTGTAATGAAAGTAACTAAGCGAGTAACTCGGCATGTACCGCCGGACGTAAAAGCTATTGTATTCTGGCTGACGAACCGGAAACCGGAATGGAGAGATAAGCAAGAAAAAGAATTATCCGGAAATATCGGAATTAATCTGGTGGTAGATGATGACATTGCAGACGATTAATCTTGTCAATGACATTATTCATCCGACGTCGAAACAGCGTGAATTTATGCGGACGGTCAAAGATAATACGTATATTCTTTACGGTGGCGCGGCAGGCGGCGGGAAATCGTATATATTGCGGTGGGAACTGGTGTATTTGCTCATCAGCTGGTACAAGCATTTGAAATTAAAAGGTATCCGCGTTGGGCTGTTTTGTGAGGATTATCCGTCTTTACGGGACAGGCAACTGTCAAAAATAAAAATGGAGTTTCCGGAATGGCTTGGCAGCTACAAAGAAGCGACGCATGAATTTACACTTACGGACAGGCTCGGCGGTGGGGTTATCTGTTTCCGAAACTTAGACAATCCGTCAAAGTATTTGTCATCAGAGTTTGCGGCGATTGCGATTGACGAGTTGACACTTAATGAGCAGACTGTTTTTGATTTTCTCCGTATGCGTCTGCGTTGGGTTAGCGTCGAGGATCCTAAGCTGATTGCTGGAACGAACCCCGGCGGTAAAGGTCACATGTGGGTTAAGAATCTGTTTATCGATAGAAATATTCCGCCGGAAATGCGGGATTTTTCAAATAAAATTGCGTTTGTACAGGCGCGGATAGATGATAATCCTTACTTACCAGCGGGATACAGTGACGCGCTTGATACGCTGCCGGATAAACTCCGAAAAGCGTACCGCGAGGGCGACTGGAATATATTTGAAGGACAGGTCTTTGAAGAGTTCCGGACGGACATACACATTGTTGAACCGTTTGAAATTCCGAAAAGCTGGCAGCGCGGACGGTCTATGGATTGGGGATACAGTAAACCGTATGCGGTATACGAATATGCAGTTGATTATGACGGTGTTGTTTATGTAATCAACGAATGGTATGGCTGCAAGCCGGGAACGGTGAATACAGGCACACAAGAGACGGCGCGGGAAGTAGCGCAGAAAATTAAGCATTTGGGCAGTGAATTTGGCATTGCGGACCCGGCGATTTGGCAGAAAACCGGGCATGACGGGCCGTCGATTGCAGAAGTGTTCGCAGCGGAAGGCGTACCGTGGTATCCGGCGGATAATGACAGGTTGGCCGGAAAAATGCAGGTACACTTACGATTAAAAGAAAGAAAATTAAAGATATTTAAGACATGCTATCACTTGATACGGACGCTTCCGGCGCTGACATACGATAAACACAAGGTTGAAGATGTAGATACACAGCAAGAAGACCATAGTTACGACAGCGTTAGATATTTCTTGATGAGTCGTCCGATTCGGCCGGTAAAAGTAGAAAAGCCATTCAATGATGGATACAGATATGAAGATGAGGAAGGAGATGAACCGACGGCATGGGGCGTGTAATGAGTGACAGGGCATTAAGAGATTATGCTTATAGAGTGCTCAAATCAGAGTACGGTGAACATATAGAGAACGGGATTTTAATTCCGGCAAAAAAATCTGATGAAGAACTGGCGGCGTTCGCAGCGCAGATGCCACAGTGGCAGCTTGAACAGATGTATGAAATGATGTATGGAGGAGAACTTGTCGAATGAGTTTTGATTTGTCAGAAGCAAGAAACAACGTAAAAAAAGCGTTGCAGCTGTCAAGCGAATGGCGTAAAAACGCAAAAGAAGATTATGATTTCATGCGCGGTAAGCAGTGGACGGACGCGGATTTGAAAGTAATGAAACAGAAATCGCGTCCGGTTATTACAATTAATCGTATACGCCCGATTATTAATCTGCTGTCAGGCTATGCAGCGCAGAATGAAACAGAACCCGATTTCCTCCCACGGTCAGAAGAAGATGACCGGGTAGCGCGGGTGGCGAAAGGGATTACGAAATATACTTTCGACAAGACAAATTACCAGAGCGTTAAGAAAAAAGCGTTCAAAGATGCGGTGATATGCGGTGTCGGAAATTACTGGGTCAGTTATGAGTTTGACTATGCCCGTATGGATGGACGTATACAGATCAAAAATGTAAGTCCGTTCGACGTATTTGTTGATCCAGAATGCAAAGAAGATGATTTGTCCGATGCTTTTTATTGCGGGCGGTACAGCTGGGAGAGCCCGGAGAAACTCAAACAGATCTATTCGGACAAAGCGGATGAAATCACAATGCTTGCGCACAAGTACGACGACAGCGAATTGGAAACGGTTAATACAGAGCCGCTCTGGTATTCACGAGATTTAAAGAAATTAAGGGTCGTTCAATATTGGTATAAAGAGTACACGCGGAAGAAAATTTTTTCTGCAGACGGAATGATCATTGATGAATCGCAACCGGATTTATATTCGGCTTTTTTAATGTCTGGAGCGGAACCGGAAGAAATCCCGGTTACGAAAATCAGATATGCAACGTTCTGCGGAGATGTATTACTCGAAGAGGGAGAAAGTCCTTATAAACACAATCAATTCCCACTTGTGCGGCAGTATTGCTACTTATCCGGTTACGGCGAGGACTTAGATGACGGATTGGAACCGGCGGGCATTGTGCGGGATCTAAAAGACGCACAGCGCGAACTCAACAAGAACCGCAGTCAGCGCATGCACATTGTTAATCAGCAGTCGCTTGGCGTCCGGTTCTGGACTGGACCGCAGTTTGACGAAAAAGAAAAACGGGAAATTCGAAATTTGTCTACAACGCCGGGCGCGAATATTTTCTTAAAGCCGGGTGTGACATTTACCGACGGGCTTCCATCAACGCAGTCGGTCAGCAATATAGAACTGGAAAACCGGTCAAGCAGTGATTTCTACACGATTTCAGGCATTACTCCGGAGAGCCTGTCAGGCAGTATCGGAGCGATGAGCGGGAAGGCTATTGATTTAAGACAATCAGTTACCACGGTGCAGACGGCGGAAATATTCGACAAAGCAAAAGAGGCGGAACTGCAGATTGTAAAACTCCTGTGGGGAGATACAAATGCACCGGGATTGATTCCGCAGTTTTACAACAAAGATAAAGCTATGCGGATATTAGGCGAAGATGGCAAAAAAGAATTTGTGCAAATACAGCCGGGACTGGGACAGGCTATGCAAGAACAGCAGACAATAGATCAGAACGGTATGCCGGTAACAGATGAAAACGGAGATCCGGTCACGAAGGTACTGTATGATTTATCCGCTTTTGATTTCGACATTGTGATCACAACATCGCAGGCAAGCGCTACCGCACGGCGGGCGAATTTGTATCAGCTGCTTGAAGCGAAGAAAGCGGGTGTTGACATACCGATGGACATTATTCTTGACTTCATGGATTTCCCGGAAAAGGAAACCGTCAAGAAGCGGATGCAGCAGGCTGCCGAGCAGCCGAAAATGCCGGACTTTAAAGTCAGCGCAAGCATTGAGGATTTACCGGCGGAAGCACTGTCAACGGCGCTTGCGTCTATCGGCGTAAATATTTCTCCCGAGCAGATTATGCAGGAAAGATTGGCATTAAAAGGGCGGGCAACCGCTCCGCCGGTACAACCGCAGCCGATACCGCAAGTGTTACAACAACGTTATTAAAGCATTACCGCTTTAATATATCGTCCTAAGCAACGACGTTAAAAGGCTTTTTTCTTTCGTCCGAAAAGAGACGGTAAACTACAACAAAAATTATTCGACCGCCGATGTCGTTAAACCGGCAGAAGGAGATAATCATGGAAAACGAAACAATGCTGAACGCGGAAGATTTAGGGTTTGATGCAGAAGATTTGAAAGAAGCAGGTCTTGATAATCAGGAACCGGCAACTCCGGCGGGTAAAGCACCGGCAAAAGAACCGGAAGACAATCCGGCAGACGGACAGCCGAAAACTGACCCTGATCCTGAATCGGAACCTAAAATGGAAATCGAACCAAAAGAACCGGAAGACAATCCGGCAGGTGGTGATTTAAAGAAAGCGCTGGCAGAAGAACGGGCTCGCAGGAAAGCGGCCGAAGAAGCGGCTAATACTTTGCGTTCACAGATGAGCATGTCACAGAAACCGGTATTATCTCCGGAAGATTTGAATCAAATTCGCAGTTATGCGCAGCAGGAAGCCGCACGTCGGCTCAAGATTGATGACGCGTCTGATTTGATGTTCACGGATGCACAAAAGTATCAAGAACTGCTTCATGAACAGGCACGGATTGAATATCAGATGACGCGCCAGCAGGAAGAGTGGCAGGAAACCTATCAGAAAAATGTAGCGTTTGTTGGCGAGCTTAAGGCTATTCCGAATATCGGCGAGCTGTGGCAGAAAGGCACTGAAATGCTGGACGGCATGACGCGAAAAGATGCCGCCCCGATTGATGCAGCATTTATGCGACTTAATCAGGGAATGGGTACGAGTGAAGATTTCAAAACCATTCGTGATTTCGTTGAAAAGGTAAAATCGGCGATGACTGCACCTGCACAAAATCCGCTCGAAACGGCTAAAACACTGCCAAAAGCAAGCGCATTAAACGGCGGCGCTCCGACCGGTGCAAAACTGTCTGAGGAAGAAATCCTCAAGTATGTAGAAGAAGGTCGTGAAAACGAGCTTCCGGCGGAAATCAGAAAGCAGATTGATGACCTCTGTGGTTGATTAATTTTTTACGAAAAGGAGAATAATGTATGGCAAACGAATTTAAAATTCCTGAAAAGTTGGTTCCGAAACTCTGGACGAAAAAAGTATGGAGAGAAGGTCTAAAGGCCTCTTATTTCGACAAATTTACATCCACTTCCGGGGATAATGTAGTGCACACAAATAAGGATTTGAAACAGGCGAAAGGGGACAAGGTGTTCTTCGGGCTTGTGATGAATCTGAACGGAGCGGGTGTTTCCGGAAACAATACACTCAAAGGCAACGAAGAAGAACTCAAAATGTATGATTTCGGCGTAGAAGCGACGCTACAGAGAAATGCAGTAAAACGTTTTGAGGCAGATGACCAGAAGTCCCCGTATGCGAACCTGCCGATGATCAAGAGCACTTTGACGCAGTGGCTGAGTGACTGGAAGGATAACAAGCTAATTTCTGCGCTGACGGCTAATCCGACCACCGGTGAGCGGATGTTCGCGTCTGCCGCGGGAACGGAAGTATCTATTACGGCGAATGACAAGATGACCTGCGCACTGATTGCAAAGGCGAAACGCAAGGCAAAAATGCATGAGCCGATGGTAAAACCGCTTAAGATCGACGGGCAGGAAAAGTATGTAATGCTTGTCGGCACATGGGCGGCACGTGATTTGAAAGCAGATCCTGTATGGCAGGCGGCACAGCAAAATGCGGCCATCCGCGGCAGCAAGAACCCGATTTTTACGGGGTCACTTGGCGAATATGACGGAGTCGTTCTTTATGAATATGAACGTGTTCAGAATACGAAAACTGGCGCGTCTTCTGCAAATGTTGTTCACAATTTGCTTTTGGGACAGCAGGCGGCCTGCTTCGCTGTGGCTCGTGAAGCTCGTTTTATCAAAGATGAAGACGATTACGGCAATGTACAGGGGAATGGTATCGCGTTCTTCGGCGGCATTGAAAAATCTGTCTACAACAGCAAGGATTACGGCGTGATTCAGGTTATGACCGGCGGTGCTGTAGAGTAATAAGGTGAGGGCTGTAAAAAGCCCTCTTTCCTTTTCTTAAGGAGTAACCATGATAGTAAGAGATTTAATTGACCGTGCTTATATGCAGGTGGGCGATACGTCGCAGGTGAACTATACACCATATCAATTTCTGGAGTTTTATAACGAAGGCAATCATATTCTGCATCGGTTAGTTGCGCGGTATATTCCGGATATAGTGAGCAAGACCGAAAGCGGACACCAACTACGTCCGGATGTAGCATTATCAAAAATGGCACTCCGCATTCTTTCGGTGAAAGATGCAAGGGGGAATGATATTGATTACGAGTTAACCGCCCATCAGCTGGTGGCGGCGAAAGATAAAAACCAACGCGGATTAACTGTAATATATATCCCGTCTGCAGATTACAAAGATATGGACAATAACAGCGGTTATCCATCAGAAATGGAAAGTATGCTCGTCAATTACATGGTGGCACGCATCCTGAAAGCGGATTTATCGTTTGTATCGAACTGGGAAAATGAAGTCTCTGAAATAGCGCGCCAAATGGACGATGAAGGTGGTTTCATAGCAAGGGGGTACTGGCCGTATGACAGTAGGCGAATTGATTACGATGATTAATCTGGATACGAATGAAATACTGGACGATAGTACGGAATATATCCCCTATATTAATGCGGCTATTGATTATTTAACGATGGCACTTATCCCGATGAAAGACAGGGAAGTTGTAAAAAGTATGGACATTAGCAACAATAATCCGGTACCCGGTGATTTTACAGCGTTTGTTCCGGCGGCTGGTTATCCTGTACGCATCATAAACGGGTCTTTCCAGACGAACGGTGGAAAGACTGTCAATGATGTATTCTACGCTGTGAAAAAGCCGCATGTATCAGATGATACGGATTTGATTCCATTCAGTGATGTTTTTCATTTCGTGCTTGTGCAATTGGTGTCTTTTCTTGTCAAGAAGAAATCATTAATGCTGGATTATGCTAATGCGGATAAAGTTTTTATCGCTGATTTGACAACGGTAATCCAAGCAGCAAGAGGACGCTGATATGGGAGAACGTTTCTTTGCTTCGACGAACGGTTTTAGGTTAGGATTGGACTGGAGTAAGCCGGCAGAGAGCATTGACCTGCAAAGTCTGACGCAGGCAATCAATTGCGAGTACAGCAGTACGGACGGCGCATTGCAGACGGTGCCGGGGGTAGAAGTCATTTATACACACGAAAAGGATATCGAGAGCCTGTATTATGACAATTACCGCAAGCAGTTTTACTTTTCCTGCGGACGTGATTTGTACAAAACGGCAGATTGGGTAACAGTTACGCCGCTGGGAACGCTAACGGGGAACAGCACTCCGAAGTATCATGCTTTTGATCGTGATATTCTGATTGCTTCCGGCGGTAAGCTGCAGGCTGTTTCTGGTGCAGGCGTGCTGTCTACGGTAAATGAAAGCCCGACTTGCGAGTTTGTGAGCAGCCATTCTGGTTCTGTCATAGTAGCGTCAATCTATGGACACCGTATCACATGGTCAGCTGTCGGAGATTATAAATCATGGACAACGAACACGAACGACGCGTCATCGGCGCAATATGTAGAAGTTGGTTATAAAGATCCCGGCTGTATTGTATCTATTGATTTCCTATCAAAGGTAATTATTGTATACAAAGAATATGGCAGAGCTTATCAGATAGTTGGAAATCCACACGAGAAGACACTTGCAGTCTACCCGCTTTCCGAAACAGCTTTGTGCTGCGGCAGTTCAATCAGCATTGATGACCGAAGTTATTATTTAGGTGATGCGGGATTGATGAGTTTTGTTCCGACAAATACGTATGCGAATATTCAGCCGTCCGAAGTGGGTCTTAATATTAATGCACAGTTGACAACTATCACGACAGAAAAAGCCAGAATGTGGCACATCCCCGGCAAAAAACAACTATGGATTAAACCGGGAAAAAATCAAGATGTGTTTATTTATCACTATCTACCGAGATATGAAGATGGAAGAGGTGTTTTTACTTCAAGAAGTTTCGTTCATGATCTGCATGATGTCCTGACAGTCGGTAAAGAGATTTACATTGCATATGGCAACAAGATAGGAAAGTTGGATTCGGGAATCGATACTGACGACGGAGAACAGATTACGACATCTATTGTTTCAGGGAACAGATTGGCGCAAAGACTGTTCTTACTACTGTTTTCTTATAATTTCGTATCAAGTAACCGTATTGAAGGTTACGGCAGCATTACAGTCAGCGATAAACGGGCAAAACCTGTTACATTCAAAGCGGCTGGTACAAAGTTATACTATGCGAATGAAAAGTTGATTAACGCAACCGGCAAATTGAACAGCAGTGAATATACGAAGGTAAATAAGATTGGCGGCGGAGCTAATCGCTATCTGCAGATAAAAATATTTGTCGCCAAAGGCGCTATCGCTTTGCGGCAGTTTGATTATACTTACGAGGAGGTTTAAATGCCTTATACGGAAAAATATCCTTTGAACCCGACGCCGCAGGGAGATAGCACGAAAGAAGCTGTACTAAAGAATAGGGAAGAAATCAAGACAATCGGGAATGCGCTTTCCGCACAATCAAAAGGCGGCGGGAGCGGTCTTCGGCAGCGTATTTTGTATGGAAAAAATAACGGTGGGAAATATAGTTTTCTTTCCAGTGTAGGATTGTCTATCATTATCGACGGCAGTAATGTTCCTGTCGTTTTGGCGCTAGCAGATGGTTTTGATGAAAATGGGGCAAAAGATTATGTAGAAACAATAAACAAAAAAATCAATGCATGGACGCTACCCGGCAACGCTACAAGTTATCTTTTTGTAGAAAGAAGTGTTTCCGGAACATTGTCATATGACAGTGTCACAATTAAACCTGTGTTCGCGGATGCATTATCGTCTGGTATCCCTGTGGATTCTCATATTTTTAACACACTGGAACAAAAAATGTACATGTACAACGGTACAGGATGGAAAGCTGTTGTACGTGTTTTTATTGCGGCAGTCACAACAAATAGTACTGGTGTAACCAAAATTGAGTATATGAGCAATGCTGCGGCGGTAGAGATGACGGAATCTGAAAAAGAGAAGTTATCCGGTATTGCAGAAGGTGCGGAAGTTAATCAGAATGCGTTTGCTGAAGTAAAAATAGGCAATAAAACGTTTTTGGCAGCTGTAAAACAAGCCATTCTCGAGCTTGTTGCAGGAGATAACATTTCGCTTTCGCTTGAAAATAATAAAGTTACGATTGGTTCTGATTGTCTCCCTTCTTCAGGCGGTACTTTGACAGGTAATGTCAATACAATGGCTGATCTCATTAAAACCGCGCAAAACATAGATATAAATGAATCGGGGGCAAGTACACGTGAAAGTGTACTGATTCGCGGAACGGACAAAAACAATGTTGATGTAGCAAGACTTAACATGCAGGTAAACGTTGCCGGGAATATAAGAAAATTGCAAACCCGTGTTATAAACAAAGGATGGTCTGATTTCAGGATTTGTCAAACAGATGACGGTAAATTTTGGTGTGAATTGGTCGGCGGAGAAGGTACGACTTTATCTATCTCTCCGAGCAGTAACAATAACACGGTTCCGACAACGGAATGGGTAAATACATTTATCAGTAACTATATAATGAGCGGAGCCTCAGCAAATGCAAACGGATCGGCGGGGATTGTTCCGGAGCCAAAAAAAGGACAGCAGAACAGGTATCTTAGGGCAGACGGGACGTGGTCAACACCGCCTAATACGGCCATGGAATCATCATCGTGGGGGAATCCATCTGCATGGTGGGTAAAACTTCACGGAGGATTGATTATTCAAGGTGGATTAATTTCCGGTGGAAACGTAAACGATTTTCATAATTTCCCTGTTTCTCTTTCTGTGTGTCTTCATATATCGGCAATGTGGATAGGCGATACATGGAACTATCCATTGGTTATAAAAGAGTACAATTCACAACGATTCAAATTGGGAACAGGAAGTAATTGGAATCCGACGGCGAAAGCATGCTGGTTTGCTATCGGTGTATAAGGGGCAAGGAATGAAATTATCAAGTTTGCGAGAAATGGTAAAAGATTATGAAAAAATCACAGGTGAATCCATCAGCTTTGACGGGTTCTTTTTTGATGATGATTTTCATGATAAACATGGAACGCATTTCAAATTTTTCCCGAACATAGGCTTTCTTTTCTGGCAGCTGATTAAATATGAAGGTGTAATTTATTTCCAGATTCTTGAAACGTACGGTAAATTTCATAAAATGACCGATTATATCCGAGAGGTGATGATGCTTAATGAAGTAAAAGATATTGTAACAATGACGACACGCAATCCGAAAGGGCATATCAGGCGGTGGAAAATGGTACACCATCCGGAACATGATTATGATTACGAAGGACGTCATTACTATGTGCTGACCGGCACAATTGAAAATTTACATTAGAAAGGAGATTGCATGCTTTTATTTGATTTACAGCTTTTCGGGAAAAAGGGAACAAAGATAACAACTACGGATCCACAGGTTCCCAAAATGTCCGATGAGGAAAAGGGGTTACTCGGCGAGCAGCTGAAATGGGCACAGACCACACAGCCGGTGGCACAGAATTTACTCAACATGGCAAATCAGGCTTTAAGCAGCCAGCAGGTCACGCCGAATCCGAACTGGCAGACGCTGTATGACCGGGCGCAGAACCAGACAGCTGCTAACAATCAGTTGGTGCAGGGACTGATTCCTCAAGTGAACGCAAATACAGGCGCCAACGCGGCAGCTAATAATCGTTTCTCGGGCTTACTTGGGAATGCGATTCAGTCGATGTCGCAGGGAAACAAAGAATTGGCGTCTGAGTATAACGCGGCCATGCAGAACAATAATACTGCTATGCAGGGATTGTTAAATGGTGTGCTGCCGTCTTCTTATTCAGAAAACCGGCAGAAGGCCTTGCAAAGTGATTTGACTAATACAGTCGGAAATACATTGTCTGGGCTGGCCAGCCGGGGAATTATTAATTCTTCACAGGCGGACAGTGCATTCAATGACATTTCACGCAACGCGTCCAACACTTTGGCGGCACAGTATGGGAATGATATGCAGACAGCTGCGGGGCTTGCAGGGCGGGCATATAATAGTCAATTGGCGGGCATTAACGGTAAGGCGGGGCTATTGGGTGATATGTTCAGGAACCAGCTTTCTGGCTATGGGCAGCAGGCTGATTTGGGCAATACAAATTTCAATAACCGAATGCAGGGGCTGTCTACTTTGTCACAGCTGGCGAACCAGTCACAACAGATGGCTATGGATCCGATTCAGACGGCGGCAACGGCACAGGAAGCGGCTATCAATACGCCAATGAAGTATTTAGCGATGGCGACAGGACAGAACGCGCCGACGCAAGGTTTATTATCTCAGTTATCGCAGCAGCGGTACAGTGTAGCCACACCGGGACAGACAATTGTCCGGCAGGGGAGTGGTGGATTCTTTGGAGGTCTTATGAGCGGATTAGGAAGTTATTTTGCATGCTTTACAGCAGGAACAGAAATTTCAACGCCGGAAGGTGCAGTTGCCATTGAACAGATGGCGTTTGGTGATCAGGTTGTTTCTCTTGGCACAGTGAATGAAGTTACGGAACTTCATGACATGGGTGAGGCAGATATTTATGAGCTTCATACGCCATCCTGCACAGTAGAAACTACGCAGACAGAAGTATTTATGACGCCTGACGGAAAGAAACCTTTAACCGAACTTTCCGAAGGTGAGAGTATCATGACGGTAAACGGATTTGAGCCGATTACAGTGATTATTGCTACCGGTAGAAAAGAAAAGGTTTATGAACTGGAATTAACCGGAGATAACATGTTCTATGCAAACGGCATTCTGGCAGAAGGTTTAACAGAAGCTGACAAGACAGCAAATGAACCAGATGGAGACATTATCCCTGCAGAATCGGTTAATGTTGTTTCTGTAAAGGAACCGACAGAAGAGCCTGCTTCGGAGAAAGAACAACCTGCAGAAACAAAGAATGAAATAGAGAAAAAGCCGGCAGCTAAGAAAGCGGCAACAAGAAGAAAGACGGTTACTAAGAAAGCGGGTAAATAATCATGAGTGTTATCTATGTACAGGATAAATCACCATGGGATCAGATTGGAAATCTGGCGGGACTGTGGGCGGCAAACCGTCTGCAGAAGATACAGGATACCCGCAATGCTAAAGACTATGCAACAAAAGTATTCGGGGGCTATCAAGAGAAACAGTCCCCCGGGCTTCTTGCCCAACTCACACAGCCGCAGACCCCCCAGATGGGCAGCGGCCTTTTTGCGCAGGACGGTCTTGAAAAAGCAATGCCCCATTTCAAGATTAACACTGCCGGCACACAGCCTTTGCAGTCTTCAACTCCAGTGGGGCAGGACGCATTAGAACAGGCCGTCCCTCATTATCAACTGGATACGCAGCAGGTACAGCCGCAAACACAAGCGCGCCCGAGTGCACCTGACAAAAACCAAATTAAGCAGTCGCTTCGGAATAAAGCCGGAGCGGCGTATGTCAGCTTTATTAAAAGCGGCTACGGACAACAGGAAGCGGCGCGTATGGCAAAGGAAATGCTTGAAAATGATACAGCAGAAGAATATGGTAAGCAGCTTAATGCCTATCAAGATAGTGTGCTTGAGCCGGCACGGCAGGATATCTTGAATCAGCTTGTCTATACCACGGATAAAGACGGGAATGAAACGGTTAGTGGTTATGATCCTAAAAAGCTTAAAGCAATGGCTCCGCGGATTGCTGCTTATAATTACCGTGCCCAGCAGCTGGGGCTGCCGCAGATTGACATGAATATGCTGAATAACATCAACGCGTTGGATAAACCGAATATTTCTTATAAGACAATGCCAAATGGCCAGCTTGTAGGAATCAATGGCGACACGGGAGCTGTCCAACAGATGGGAAATTATGCTCCGCCTCAAGACCCGCGGCGTTTTTATGTGAATACTGGTGGCGGTTTGTTTGATACACGTAGCGGGCAAGTTGTCCCCAGCACGGCAAGAGAAGTGCAGGGACCGGGAACAAGCGGATATAATTCACAGATTATTTCACAGCTGAGTCACCTGCAGCAGATGTATGAGAAACAACATATGTATGATGATGATTTTGACCCCGCAAAGTCTCCTTATTATGCACAGCTGCAGCAAGTCTTAGGACTACAGCAGCCCGGACAACCGGGAGATGTGACGGGCGGACAGAAACAGCTTGTCAATGATGAGCAGGGGCTTAGCAATAAGATCATGGAAATGCGACAGAGAATGTCCAAAGAAGAGGTACAGCAAGCATTACGAAACGAAGGTCTTGGTTTCTATGCGTCATGGGTGCCGTAAAGAGGTAGAATATGGGTTATTTTGATGAATTTCAACGTACCGGCGGTGGTACGAGCGGTGAAAGATATTTTGATGAATTCAAAAATCAGCCGCCGCAGGATTCGTCTTTGCTGGACAGAGCAAAAGGGTTTCTGAACAGCATAAATGAATCTTATGAAGAAGGGCGTGCGGCACGCAAAGCACAATGGGAGAAAACGAAAGCCAATGTGCTGAACACTCTTTCCGATTACGCGGCTAATGCCGGCAAAGCGATAGAAAATTACGGCAATGAAATTACGGCTGCCGGAGAACGTGCCATGGAAGCATATAACAACGGAGAATCCGTCAACATGGAAGACCCGACACAAGGCTTTGAAGGTGAAAACTATAACAGGGCGAAAATGAATGTCTACAATGAACTGGTAGGCAAACCTGCCGGATACGCTGCCATCACACCAGGTATGCCCGGCATTGTCCGCATGGCAGGCGGTGCTTTAGCTGTCCCGACTCTTGTCGATTCTACGATGCAGACTTATGGCCAGAACATTGCAAATGACGACGGCACGCCTGTTATCAGCACAGCAAAAGGGGCTCTTTTGGATCCGGTCATTAATCCCATTAAAGAGGCGGTCACCAATCCGGGAGAATATGTACAGAGCCTTGTTGATAATCCGCTTGAAGCGTGGGATAAAGTATTCTTGCCGGGGGCTATTATTCACGGAGCGGCCAAAGGCATAAAAAAAGCAACGCCTAAAAGTATCAGCGAGCCTATCCGCGAACATATCACAGAACCGTTTAATGAACATGTTATTGATCCGGTAAAGAGCGGCCTTGCCAATGCGAAAGGTCGCTTTTTTGATTCTTTTAAACGTGGCGGAGAAACGGGTTTTGACGATTTAGCCCGTGATACAGAGATGGGCACGCAGTCACTTAAAGAAACAAACCTGCCGCCAGAATACGGTGAAACTGGAGATATAAAGACGGATGTCTATAACCGTCTCCGTCAGAACGGATTTACTGATTCGGAGGCGGCGGGGATTACCGGCAATATTGCGCAGGAATCCATGTTTGATACAGAAGCACTTTCAAAAGATGGATATAATTCTCATGGACTGGTGCAGTGGACAGGCGACAGGAAAACGCATTTAGAGCAATTCGCCCGGAAAAATGGATTAGATCCTAAAGATTGGCGTACACAGGTAGATTTTATTTCCGAAGAGATGAATACTACAGAACGGGCGGCTTTTGAAGCACTCCGCAAAAATCCGAATATCACTCCGGAAGAAGCCGCACATATTGTCCGCGAACAGTATGAACGTCCGGATCCGGCAGTGGCCAATGACGCATACCGCCAGCAGGTGGCCAGAGAAGTCTATGATGGCCGCAGTGTCCGTCCGATGCAGCGTCCCATGCAGAACGGGCTCAATGATTTTGCGGAAGATGTGAAACAAGCCGCGCCGGAAGAAGCAAATTTAAATTTCATGAAGGATCCGGTGAAAGATATTACTCCGGAAGAATTATCCGATCATATCAAAAATGGAACTATTCCTAAGGAAGCATTCCGTACATATGACGAAACGGAATATAGCGCATTCAAAGATTTACCGGAAAAACAGAAATTTGAATATGCACGTCAGGAAACGCTTAAACTTGCTGACGGAATAGACGATCCGATGGGAGAAAAAGTAAGAGTTATTTTTGACAAAGAAAACAAAAATGCAGTAGATGACGCAGTTAAAGCTTTCACTTCCGGACATGGCGAAAATATGTCTATTTCTGATAGCCGTGCATTTGCAACTGGGTTGATAAAAGATACTGTTCAAAATCCGGATTTTATTCTTAAGCAAAAGAACGGAAGAAAACTCTATGTGAATCTATGGCGCGGAAAAGATAATTTATTACATCAAATAGCGGTCAGTATGGACAAAACCGATAAAGGGAAAATCATCTCTTCAAGTACGGCTATGGATAAGCCCAGACATCGAAACAATGCTATTAATCAGCTTTCAAGAGATATAAAAAACGCCGACGAATTAATTTACGTCGGCGAAAATATTCGAGGTCGTCAGTCAGGGTATCCTCTGCAACCCTCCAGTGATAGGGGTTCAACGCCGGATACCCAGCTCCACCCATCTGGCAACTTTATTGTAGCAGAAGAAACAGGAAAAGTAAAATTGCCGGGTGATGAACGGTCATTTATGGCAAGACCGCTTGAGGAGGCGGCTGGTAATGACTTGACCACATGGCAGGGAGAAACGATTTCACGCAAGCAGATTCTTGATGATGTAAATAGCATTTTCGGGGCTACGATCAAGAAGGGGCGTGTCGGTAAGAAAGGCACCAACGGCTGGTATAACCCTAAAACGGATATTATACGAACAAGAACATTCGGGGATCCCCGAACTGTTATGCATGAACTTGGACACTATGTGGATGCAAGGTTTGAATTCAGCAACCGTCCTGGTTTTGATACAGAATTTTCTAATGTTATCCATAAACGTTTTGGAAATGCCTACAATAAGGGCGGTATAAAAACCATCCGAAAGGAAGGGATTGCTGAATTTTTCCATGATTACGTTACCAGTCGAAAGAAAGCGGCCTCTGATTTCCCACTGTTTTATAAGGAATTTAAACAAATATTGGAAGGTGATAAAGACCTGCGTGCTGCAGTAGATAAACTGTCTTATGTCGGTCATCAGTGGTATGCACAGCCGGTCTGGGAACAGATAAAAGGCGGTATTTCTTTCAGCGACAGCATGGGAAGAAAATCGCTTGCGCACGCGTTGCGGGATGGGAAATTGGGAGAAGCGGGGAAAGCATTTTACCATAATATGTATACTAAGCTTGTCGATGAACTCCATCCTTATGATGAATTGACCAAAGAGGGAGAAAGACGTATAGGGCGAAAGTTCAGCACGGAAGAAAGTCCTTATGAGCAGGCATGGCTTGCCCGCGGATGGGCGGGAAAGGCGAAGGCTCTTATAGAACGTGGTGTTCCCGAAAAAGGGATTATTGCGTTTAAGGACATTGTCCGAAAAATTCCGGATAAGCTGCTGAAAGACTTTTCTACTTATCTGACAGCATTACGCGAATTGGATATGAACCGCTGGAATAAATCTCTGCCGGAAGGGGAGACGAAGTTAATCACGAGGTATACAGAAGCGGAATGTCTTGAGGCTATCAAGCATTATGAAAAGAACTCTGTTTTTAAGAAGGCAGCTGCGGAGATCCACAAGTACACTGACTATCTTCTCAGCGAAGAAGCGGTAAATGCAGGTATGCTGTCCAAAGAGGCGGCTGCGGCTATGAAGAATAAATATCCTCATTATGTACCTTTCTTCCGAGAATTTTACGAGGCGGCGGACACACCTAGTAAAGGTACAGGAAAAGGTTTCGTCAATGTGGGTGGTGTCACCAAGAAAATGAAAGGCAGCACACTTGATGTCATAGATCCAATTGAAAGTATAGCCCGCAGTACATATGCCATAATAAACGCCGTAGAGAGAAACAAAGTCGGCCAGTCCATCGTAAGGTTGTCGAAAATTGACGGCATGGGGTCGCTGGTCGAAAAGGTAGACGGCGCAGCCAAGGTAACGGATCATAGTTTCAGCGTTTGGGAAAACGGAAAGAAAGTCGTTTACAACACAACGCCGGAGTTGTATCAGGCATTTAAAATGCTGAATCCGGAAGGTGCGAATATGGTGGTGAAAATTCTTTCTGTTCCCGCTAAATGGCTTCGTGCCGGGGCGGTGCTTTCTCCCGAGTTTATGCTTCGCAATCCTGCCCGTGATATGATATCCGCCGCCGTTTATTCCAAGCACGGCTTTATCCCCGTAGCGGATACTCTTAAAGGGTTAGCACTATACCTGCATAAGGGCGATACTTACTGGGAATACATGCGGTCAGGTGCGGCACAGGCAAACCTTGTATCTTTGGATAGGAATTATCTTTCCGGACAGATGAGAGACTTGCTGCAGCGGCCAAGCATCAAAAAGATGGTAACCACAAATCCGATTGAAATACTGCGCGGACTGTCCGAGGCAACGGAAATGGCTACTCGTCTTGCAGAGTTCCATAATGTGAGGCAGGGATATACGGGTATAGGAAATCGGCTGTTCGGGAAAACACGGAAGCCGGGTAGTATTCAGGAAGCGGCGCTGGAAAGCCGTGATATAACATTGGATTTCTCTCGAATAGGTTCTCATACAAAGAGCTGGAACAAGATATCCGCTTTCTTCAATGCGTCGATACAGGGAACAGATAAAATGTTCCGCGTGTGGCGTGAAAATCCACTGGATATGACAATAAAAACAGCAATGTTCATTACCATGCCTTCTGTCCTGCTCTGGTACCTCAACAAGGACGATCCCCGGTATCAGGAACTGCCGCAGTGGCAGAAAGATATTTTCTGGATTATCCCCGCGAAAGACACTCTGATTAAAATTCCCAAACCCTTTGAATTGGGGATTCTTTTCGGTACAGTACCGGAACGTATGCTGCAATGGATGTATGACAGGAAAAGAAAACAAAAGGGAGTAGGTTTTAAAGGACTTGCCGGCTCTGTACTTGATTCCATGGCTCCGTCGTTTCTGCCGACTGCATTAGTACCAGCGGTTGAAGCAATGACCAACCATTCTATTTTTATGGGACGTGATATCGTTCCGCAAAGCCAGCAAAACACAATTTCTGAATTACAGTATGGCCCCTATACTTCGGCGGTAGGCAGGGGAATTGGCAAAATGTTTGATGTTTCTCCCCGTATTGTAGATAATACCATCCGCGGATATACTGGCGGGCTTGGCGGTTTCGGTCTTACGCTGTCAGATTCTGTATTAGGACTGGATGAAACACGTCCGGCAAAACGATTTTCTGAACAGCCGGGGATTCGTGGATTTACTGCCACGCCATACGCAAGCAGTGAAAGCGTACAGGAAGTTTATGATGCCTATGACAGGCAGCTGAAACTGTTCAATGCGGGGCGGGAACTGCATAGGCGGATGGATGGATTCGATCCGCGGGAATTTGAACAGATGAAGAATGCTGTGAAAGCTTTTCAGAATATTAACCAAGCAAGGAAGGCAGTCATGAAAAGTGATTTATCCAGTGATGCTAAACGAAAGAGGCTGGATGAAATACAAATGTCGCAAGTCCGAATTGCAAGACGAGCATTAGGAAAGGAGAGTATTAAATAATTGGAACCGGAAGTAATTGAAACCCGACGGCGAAAGCATGTTGGTTTGCTATTGGTATATAAAAAGGAGGGGTATTTTGAACGAAAAAGAAATAACAATTGAATTTGTAGAGCGGATGGCTAAGATGGAATCAAAGCTGGATATGTTAATTGACATGCTCCCAGAGATTACTGCACTGCAAATTGCACAAGCACGCTCTGAACAAACAGCGGCATCGGCACATAACAGAATCGACAACATCTATAAAGTTGCCGGCTTGATCTCAACTATTATTTCTGTTGTCATCGCGTTAATCGGAAGGGCGGTGTGATATGAAAAAACTAAAATCACTCTGGAGAAAAGCAAAAAGCTACTTCCGGAAATTAAATGCACCGCTACTGTACTGGTCGATACTTTATGCAGTTATCTGCGTTTTCTGCATTCTTCTCTATATTCTAATGACAATTGCTGATTGGTTGATCACCGGAAAAGGAAATGAGCCGGAGTTAAGACTATTCATAACAATGCTTTTATCCGCGGGGGCAGTCGGGGGCATAGTCGGAATAGGTAAGATGTTTGTAGACAAAGACGGGAATCGAATACCTGATGTATTCGAAAAGGACGATGGGAAACCACCGTCCTTTTTCGTGAAAGGAGAAAAAAGTGACGAAAGAAGAACTGGCAAGAGCGATAGCGAAAGGGATAATTGAGACAGGAATTGAAGGAGACTACGGTTCCGTTTCTTGCTCAACTGCTGGAGATTACCCGTCAATCGGTGTAAGCCAGTGGGAAGGAGAAAGGGCAAATCGTCTGTTGGAAAGCATTACCGGCGGAGCGCATTATGCATATCGCAGCTATTATGACCTGAAATACTCCGGTGATCTCTGGGAACTGAAAGAACTCTTGATGAGTGATGAAGGGCAGCAAGCACAGCTCGATATGCTTGCCGAAGACTGTGAAGACTATGTGGAAACACTTTGGGAAGTACCGGATCTTGACGATACAAGATGCACAATCTACGCCGGGATGTGGTGCCCGACATCTGAAACTGTCGTAAGAAACTTCTTAATGCGGAGACAAGAAAGAGGATATGACCTGCGCGACATCAATGTAATCCATGAACTTTTCAGGGAACAGTATGCATACGCAGCATGCTGTGAAGAATATGCCGAAGGTTATGCAAATAGAGCAAATGCAACGTATGAATATGTAATGAGCTTGGAGGTATAAATGTGGACAATAAAAAAAGGGCTTATTTTATCAGCGGTCTTGCTTTCGTTCTGGTTATCTCCATTATTGTCTGGTTCGCGTGCGCAGGCAGAACGAGTATACATGATCTCCGAAACGGAGCTGACGCAGTTAGAAATGAACTCTCAAATGCAGAAAGTGAACAGCGAAAAGAAAGACAAATTATTAATAGAACAGGAGAAGCAATTGAACGAAGCCGAGATGAAATCGGAGAAAGCAGAAAACGAATTGCAGATAGCAAACGAACAAATAAAGAAATTAAGGAAATCGAACGAAGCGACAGAGAACTCATTGAAGAAAACCAGAGAATTATTCAACGAGTACGAGAAAGAGGCAGAACGGAAAATAAGAATTAAAACTCGGCAAAGAAATCTATGGATAATGACAACAGTAGTAGCCGTGGGAGCGGCCATCTCCCGGAGGTGA